ATGTAAGAAAAGATATGGAAGTATTGAAGATAGACCCAATAGACGACCCAAGAACAGGATTAACTCATCACTATGAATTATTCGCGAGGTGAATTATGTGGACTAATTGGAGAGGCGATGAGCTTGAACGACTTGTTAATGCAGCGTTATGTAGAGCAATAGAGAAAACAGGACACGTTATTTTACAAGCATCTCAAAGTGAAGTTCCTTTGGATGAAAGTACCTTAATGAAATCAGGAATAGTTAGAATGGCAGCAAATAACGTTCCAGTTGGTTGTATATCATATGGAGGCGGGTCTGGAACAGGATTTCCCATTGTCCCTTATGCAAGAAGATGGCATGAAAACCCAGCAAATTTTCAGCATGGGAGAAAAAGATTTTATTTAAGGGATCCATTTAACAGAATTGCTCAACAAACTTTGAATACTATGATAGCTCAAGAAATGAGGGAAGTATTATGATTGGCAATGACTTTTTATATTGGTTACAGAATGAAGGTTATGGAACTATAGGAGTGAATATATTTTATAACTTCAAACAAGATAAACCAGATAACTGTATAGTTGTCTATGATATCAACTCCCCTGTTATTGATGAATCAAGTTCACTTTCAATTGATCAATTTTGTGTTCAGGTAATTGTTAGAAACACAAGCGAGGAAAGTTCTCGACTTATGACAAAAAATATTCATGAAAACTTTATTGGCTTTGGTGGAGAACCTTTAAAAGCTGGAAGTAATGTTGTTTCAATGTCATTCGTTGATACTTCACCTCATAGCATAGGCAAGGATGAAGAAGGAAGACATGAATGGGCTGTATCTTATAGAATGAGAGTACAAAGCGAAAATAATAAATATAGATTATAATGTAAAGGAGTTGAATTCTAGTGGATGAAATTAAATTTGGTGGAACGTCAGTAACTATTGATAGCGAAGTTGTGGCGAAGATAACTGCATTTAATAAAAACGTCAGTGTATCTGAAGAAGATGTAACAGGTTCAGAGGATATATTGCCGGGAACAGATGTCTTACATTCTCAGTTTGTATCAATTGCTATTTCAGAAACAGCAGCAGTTGAAGGGATTGCAATTGAATCTGCTGTTTCTGGTCCAGATGATGGACAGAGTGAGCTTAAAAATGCTGCTGAAACTGGTAAAATAGTAACTATGCGACATGTAAGAAATACTGGATATGGGCATAGTCTTGCAGGATTTTTTACAAGTTATGAAGAGACTGCCGACGTTTCTGGTGTGTATAAGTTTAAAGGAACGTTTAGGGTTAATACGAAAAATAGCATAGTACCTGGAAGTTAATATAAAAAATAATTGATTAAGGATGAAGTGATATGGAGAATAAAGAAGCTTTGAATAACAAAAGACTTGCTTTTTTAAACGAAAAGCAAGATGAAATGGCACAAAGGCAAGAAAATGGATTGGTGCTAGACTTTGACCAAGCATTAAAAGAGGCAAAGCATGAGACATTGACAATTAAACTGCTAAAAGAATCTTTTGAATTACCAGCAGAAATGCCTTATAGTTTTTCGATGTTCTTTTTAAGACATTGTTATAAAAAGATTAAAGGCAAATGGGTTGTTATAATGCCTGATGATAAAATGACTCAGTTTTTAGACTTAATGTTTGGACAGAGATTTTTAAATTTTTTGGAATCATCTAAAAACCAAAACATTAGTATTAACTTTGTATTCAAAAAGATAGTTCCTGAAATCCTTGATAAATGGGGATATGGATTAGAAAAAGATAATAGTGATAATTTCTCAGATCAAAAAAAAATTCTGACCCAAGAGTCCTAGTTTGGGCATGGGGAGCTATTGAGGCCGATTTTCTTCGATACTATAGTCTTAATTTGATAAAAGAAACTGATTTAACATGGAGGCGCTTTTTAATACTAGTTAGAGAACTTCCTGAAGAGTCAGCATATCAGAGATGGATAAGGAATAAGGATAATCGGTCTTTTGTTGAATTTAATGATAGCGATATTGATAGGGAAATAAAAGAAATGAAGGTGAAAAAATGAGTTTTTTAATTGGTGAGATTGCTGCCAGAATAACTGGTGACAATAGTCAATTTAATAGAACTATTTCAGAATCATTCAATACTGGTAGTAGATTTATTGGCGACATAGGTTCAAGTATGCAGGCTGCTGGACGGTCAATGACTAATTTTGGTGCCTCATTAACAAAAGCAATAACAATTCCCTTGGCTGCTGCAACAGTAGCTATTTTTAAATTTGGAAAGGATTTTGAAGGTTCTTTATCAAAAGTTATTGGTCTTGTTGGGATATCAAGAAAGCAAACAAATGAGTGGGGAAATGAAATATTAAAAATGGCTCCAAATATTGGGAGGGCACCTACTGAGCTTGCCGATGCTTTGTTCTTTGTAACAAGTGCAGGTATTAGAGGTGCAGCAGCAATGGACGTACTCACGAAGTCTGGAAAAGCTGCCAGTGCAGGGCTTGGAGAAACAAAGACAATCGCCGACCTAGTAACAAGTGCAATGAATGCATATGGACAAAAAAATCTATCTGCTGGTAAAGCTACAGATGTTCTTGTTTCTGCTGTAAGAGAAGGAAAGGCAGAAGCGTCTGAGCTTGCAATGTCAATGGGTGAAGTATTGCCAATTGCTGCTGAAATGGGTGTTGAATTTGAAGAAGTCGCTGCTGCCCAAGCAGCAATGACAAAAACTGGAACAAATGCAAGCGAGGCAGCTACACATTTAAAGAGTATATTGGCAGGCATGATAAAGCCATCAAAGCAAGCGAATGATCAATTAAAATTAATGGGTACAAGTGCAGCAGAAATGAGAAGAAAAATAAGGGAAGAAGGCTTGTTATCTGCTCTATCTGATCTTAAGGATATGACAAATAAATATGGCGAAGAAGCCATGGCTAAAGTATATCCTAATATTAGAGCGTTACTTGGTGTTCTTGACCTTACTGGCGAAAGTTTAGAAGACAATGTTAAAGTATTCGCAAATGTCAAAAATTCTACAGGAATGTTAGACAGTGCTTTTAAAGCTGCTTCGGAAACGCTTCAATTTAGATGGGATGCTGCTCTATCTCAAGTAAAGGCGACAGCAATAAAGTTCTTTGATGTATTAAAAGGAGCTTTAGTTCCAGCACTAGAAAAACTTATAAACGTCCTTGGATATGTAGGTGATAGACTGTCAGGGCTTCCTATGCTACAAAAACAATTAATTGCTGGATTTTTAGCAATTACTGCAATAGTAGGGCCTGCATTTATTGTACTTGGAACTATTGTGGGAGCTGTTGGGGCTGCAATAAGTGGAATAGCAGCAATAATCGGTACTTTAGGTGCAGTAATTGGGACTATAGGAATTCCAGGTATTGCAGCGATAGCAGCAGGGATGGCAATTCTTGCGGTTGAAATAGTCACCGTTATTTCTGTAATTGCTGGTGTTATAGGTTCTTTTGTAAAATTATATAAAACAAATGAAGAATTTAGAAACAATGTAATCAAAACATGGACAGAAATAAAGGAAAGTGCCAAGATGATTTTCAACGAAATTAAGGATACGATAGTTTTTTTGATGAATATAATTAAAAGCTTTTGGGCTATTCATGGTGAAGAAGTGTTGGCAATCGTTAAATCAGCATGGGAAATAATGCTTGGATTTATTAGATTTTCATTAAAGATTTTGGTTAACACTATAAAAATTTTTACTGGAATTATAGAAGGCGACTGGTCACAAGTTTGGGAATCAGTAAAAACTATTGTGATAACAACATTAAATGGAATCAATACTGTTATTTTTAATATAATGAAAAAAATTGTCGAAACAACTATTATTAAATTTGATGAAATGAAAACAGGAATAAAAGGTAAGTTAGAAGAGATAAATGAATCAATGTTTACTTTTTTTGTTGAGATGCAAATAATTGTTTCTGATGGAATGTTATTAGTTAAAGACTCAACAACTACCAAATTTAATGAAATCAAAGAAGTTATTAGTGAAAAATTGGCAGAATGGGGAACTATTTTTTTAGATGGTATGATATTAGTTAGAGATACTGTAATTAATAAATTTAATGAAATTAAAGAATTAGTTAAAGAGAAGTTGACAGAATGGGGAGCTGCTATTTCAGAATGGTTCTCAAGTATGCCGGAAATGATAACTCAGTTACTTATCGGTTGGAAGGATGCCATTATTATATGGGCAGAAGAACAGAACCAAGAAAACATTAGACAGTTTGGTATATGGGGACAAGCTATAGAAGAATGGTTCAATAGTATTCCAGATAGAATAACAGAATGTTTAAGCGGTTGGTGGGAATCAATTGGACTTTGGTATGAAACAACTAAGGAGAATATAGGAATAAAGCTATCTGAATGGTGGGAAACTATATCAACTTGGTTTATGACAAGACCTGAAAAGATACAAGAAAGTTTGACTAGTTGGTGGGAGTCAATTGGACTTTGGTATGAAGAAACTAAAAAGAATATAGAAACAAAATTATCTGGATGGTGGGGAACTATTTCTACATGGTTTATGACTAGACCTGCAAAAATAGAAAGCGGTTTAAAAAATTGGTGGTCATCTATAAGAAAAAGCTTTAATGAAGCAAAGGAAACAATAAAAAAGAAACTTGATGAGTGGTGGACAACGATTCAAAGTTGGTTTGTTAACTTAGCAAATAAGCCAGAAGTTAGAAGATCAGGAAGGCAAATGATCAATAAAATTGGAGAAGGAAATAAAGATGCCAAACCAGAATTTATTGATAAACTTGGGAAAATCATTGTTGACGTTATGATTGCAGCTTTAAAGATTGCAGCAGTAACAATTATTGCGACTGGAAGAGAAATTGTAAAAAGAATGATAAAAGGAATTGGTGAAGTAAGTTTGAAATCAGCAGGTCAGAAGATTGTGTCGAGTTTGATTGCTGGAATAAAAAGCATGTATGGAAGCGTAACAAAGGTTGTAAGAGATATTGCGGAAAAGATAAGAGACTTTTTTCCATTTTCACCAGCAAAAACAGGACCATTAAAAACACTTGATAAACTAAACTTTGGTGGGCCTATAATGAAATCACTTGATAAAGCTAAACAAATGATTGAGGGTGATTGGCTTGGAAATATTGTTTTGAACGGAACTGGTTCAATAAATACTCCAATATCTTCAGCTAATAATCAATCAGGTACTAGTATAAACGGTACATTCAATTTCTATGGTGTACAAGATACATTTACATTCATGAAAGAAATGAGAAGCACTATCCGTAGATATGGGGGAAATAATAATGCTAGCGTTTAAAGTTTTGTTTAATGGGAATGACTTCTCGAACGACTTGTATGTTAAGTCAAGATCATTAACAATTGATTTAACTGAACCCGGTCAAAGATCAGTTTGCAATTTCACTTTAATTGATAAAAACCAGTCAATGCCATTTCATTTTAATGACCTTTGTGGCTCTCTTGTTGAAGTCTATGAGAATGTAAATAATACATGGGTTCTGATTTTTGGAGGGTCTATTGATGAGCCAGAAACAAGAAAGATAAATAATTTCATAACATTTGAGACTAAAATAATTTGTATTGATCATCATTTTATTTGCGATAGAATTCCAGTTAATCAAAGTTATCCAAAAATAAAAATACATGAATTGTTTATGTTAATAGTTGATAATTATCTTGTTGACGAAGGTATTTGGTACGACTCTCACTCAATTCAAGAAACAGATATTGAGGTTAGTATTGTATGTCCTTATATCTTTGTTTCTGATGTCTTTGATGAGCTTGTAAAATTATTGAACTGGCAATGGAAAATAGCCCCAGATAAGAAGCTACATTTAAATGATAGAGCTAATAATAATATAGGTCCAACTGTCTATGAATATGATAAACATTTATTCGCTTCACTTGCTTTAATGAATGATAGAAGTGAATTTAGAACTCGGCAAGTATTAAGAAATGTTCATTGTTTGACTGATGAACTAACAGAAACGCTAAGTCAATATCCAGATGGAGTAATCAGAGAATTTAAAACTATATACACTATAGAAAGTAAGCCTCGTTTATTTGTTACTACATGGGGAGATCAAGCCCATCCACAAGCAGTTGAAGAAGTAGACCCTGCTGATATTGGAATAGGAGGATTGTATACTCCTGGTTCTTATAAGTGGTATTGGAATAAGAATTCAAACATCATAACACAAGATGAAAACGAAGCTGCTATCGCTATTAATTTATATGTAGTCGCATTATATGTGGGACAGTTCCAAATTGATATCATAAGAGACAATGAGGATATGATTGATGAAAGATCATTGATTGAAAATAATACAGGTTTATATGTCAATGTAGCTGATGGAAGCGGTATCTATGGTGAAGATATAGCAGAAGAAGAGGGCGATGCACTTTTAGAAAGATACTCAAAAATAATGAAGAAAATTAAAATTCAGTCTTATCATCATAGATTCGAACCAGGTCAAATTTGTGATACTATAATTCCAGGATTTAATATTAATAGTTTAACTTCTAACGGTG